CCTTATCGTCGGCAGCGTCAGATGTGTATAAGAGACAGTCCGTCTATAATGGCACTTCCAACATCTTCAACAACGCTCCAGATTCCACTGACTGCGGAAACTAAACCGTTCAAAATGCCTTTGAGAATATTTGCGCCCAAGTCCAGCCAATCAACATCCTTGAAGCCGTCTATGATAGCGCTGATTATCTCAGGCAGTGCGTTTATAATATCAGGTATAGCGTCAGGTAGTCCCTTCGCCAGTGCGACTATCAATTCCATACCTGCCTTGACTAGCGCTGGCAAATTTTCTGTCAATGAATCTGTTATGACAGGTATCAGCGCTATTATTGCGTCTATCAAATCAGGCGTGCATTCGGTCAGACCTGTTATCAATCCTGTTAGTAATTGGAAACCGCCCTCAATGATTGCTGGCTGATTTTCAATCAGCGTGTCGGTTATTTGTTTTATCAAACTAGGTAACATCGGCATTAACTGTTCGATAACGTCATTTAGTCCGTCAATCAAACCTAAAAACAGCGTGATTGCACCCTGCACCAGTTCAGGCACTAGCGTCGGGATAGTTGAAACCAACGCATTTATCAGCCCAAAAAAGCCGTTAAGCAGTGACGGCAGAATTGAATTGATTAGTGACGGAGCTGATTGTGCTAGCGATTGAATGATAGATGTTAGAACTGTAGTTGCCGCTGTGATTAGTGTAGGTGCATTTTCGGCAAGCGTTTCTGACGCAGAACTGAACAGCCCAGATATAACAACAGGAATTTGTTCGGTCAAGCCGTCAAGACCGCCACTGTCATATGCGTCTAGCAAACTAGAAACGCCGTCAAACAGTTTGGTGAAACCGCCTGACAATTTCTGAACAGCTGGCAACGATTTTGTCAGAAAATCTGCCGCCATTCCCTTTGCACCTGCCATAACAGGTGTGAACGCAGTTCCCAAAGACGCAAGGGCGTCCTGCAATTCAAAACTAGCACGTTCATAGTCTAGCGTTGATTTATTTGCAGATTGGTATTCGTCATTGATTTCCGACAGACCCGAATTTGCCAGCCAATCAAGGGCATACTGCTGACGCTCTGCCTCTGACGTGCAGCTTTGTAGACCCGCATTAAAATCATCAACGCTATCACCCATACGCCCGATAAGCTCTGAAAACTGACCTGTCGCAGCACCTGTGGCAAGAGTTTCCTGCAAGCTGTCCGAAAGGCTCTCAATTTTCAAGGTGTCAGGAAATTTTTCAACCGCTCCGCTGAGTGCATTTATAGCAGGCGTCATTTGTTCATCGCTGAAACCGACAGCCATAAGGTTTGATAACGCTTCAATGCTTGAATCGGATTCGCCTGTAATAGCCACCAAATCTTGCATTTTTGATTTCATAAAATCAAAATTGTTGCCACTGGTTTCGGCGTTTGTTTTCAGCTTGGTCATATCGCTGTTCCACTCGCGGCTTGCTTCAACATTTGCCGCAAGTGCCGTTGTTACAGCCGCAAGACCAACACCTATGGTCTGCGTGTATTTCTTGAACCCGTCAGCCGCCTTGCCTATCATGGCCGTGTCTATTTTGCCCAGCGTTGCCGTGAACTTTACGGCTTTGCTTGTCGCACCGCCTATGACAGACCCGACTTTTTCGACTTTCTTTATGACAGGCTCGACCTTGTCTTTGGCTTCTTTGAACGCTGTGCCGATAGCATTGACATTTTTCTTTTCATCTTTCAGGCTTGACAGCTTCGATTTTGTCGTTTCCAACTCTCGCTGAAATGCACGATACTGCCCAGCGTCTATCTCGCCCTTTTTATACTGTGCTGTGACCTGTGATTGTGCTTCTTTTAGCACGTCCAGTTTTGACTTGGTCTCTTTGATACTGTCTTTCAACAGGTCTTGCTTTTGCTTGACCAGTGTGACGTTGTTCGGGTCCAGCTTCAGGGCTTTATCGACCGCTTTCAGCTCACTCTCCAGCTCACGGCTCTTCTTGTTCGTTTCTTTCAGTGCCTTGTCAAGACCTGTGGTGTCACCGCCTATCTTGATAGTAATGCCCTTTATGCTACTTTTTGCCACCTATCATTACCCCCTTTCCGAAATTTTCTCTCAAAGCCTGTCGGTCAGGCTTCGTCAGGGTCAACCTATATGCGTTATCCAGGTATTCTTGACCGCTCTCACTCTGCCTGAGCCGTGCAATAAATGCGTCACGGCGTATCAGCAGATAGTCATAGTAGTCCATATCATCAACATCATATAGGGATATACCCATATAGTCCGCAACTAACTTTTCCCACGTTGAGGAAATTTCATATTTCTCCCCCTCCCTATCCTGCGGCGGATAGTAGGGGAGCGCTAGTTTTTTGAATTTTTGATTTCAAGCAGATAGTCGATATATGTGCGGTAGAACATCTGAATGTCATAGATATCCCAATCAGCCAGTGTTTCAGCCGTTATCGGTATCTTTGCGATGTTGTGTGACATCAGTTTTGCGCACATTTCGATTGCTTCGTCCAGCTTGTTGCCGCCTAGCTTTGCCGATATTTCCCCAAACGCTTCAATCTCGCCCTTTGTGGGTGGCATAACAAAAATCGTGGTATGCTTTTCGTCAGCCAGCTCAATGCGCAGGCTAGGCTTTTGCATTTTATTGAAATTCAACGTCTTTGGCATTTTATACACCTCCAAAAAAACAGCCCACTGAAAATCTCAGCAGGCTGTGTATTTGTGTTGCTTATGTGGCACTTATCGACTTGTCTTCTTCGATGTAGGTAATCAGTGTTCCGTCGCTGTCGCTTGGCAGTGCCTTGAACTCAGCGTCGATAACGCTTTCCTTATCCTTTGCAAATGCCAACTCGATACCGCTCTGATTGTTGCCCACAATCATGACCCATATATCTCCGTCAACTGAGTCAACGTGGTGGAAACACAGAACATACCTCTTGCGACGCATATTCTTTAGACCGCCAATCTTGACAGTTCTACGTTTCTTGCTGGTATCTTCTGTTACTCTTGCGGTATCGCAGAGAACGTCAAGCGTGTTGCCGTTGAATACCATGATACCAGTTTTCAGTGTAGCTTCTTCCTCTGTGATGATTGTCTTCTGATGTGTGCCGTCATCATCACTTGCTGTATAAAATGTCGGCTTATAGGACAGGGTTGCACCGCCCTGGATATAGCCCAGCACATTGGCTTCGGTGCAGATAGTATCAACATCTGGCACTGTTTCACCGCTGAAATCCTGATAGTAGATATAACCGCTTCCAAGAATAATGTTACTTGGAGCTTTCTTTGTTTCAGCCATTTCAATTCCTCCTTATTTCAAATAATTGGTAAATGAATATCTTATCTGATACTCCTTGCTGTCCTCAATCCAGCTTTCAGACTTTTCCAAATCAAAATCCGCAAACTGTTTTTCAACAGCCGTTTCTAGTTCAACGTCGATTTTTTTAGTGTACAATTCAATGACTATCGTCTGCTCTCGCAGGCTTGCGGGGTGCATATCATCTCCGCTGTCTATGGTGCTTTCACGATAGAACACGCAGTATGGCGTTTTCATTTCATCACGCGATGAATAGTATGCGACTTTGTCTTTCAGTTCGTCGATAGCCGTTAATCGTGAACGTATGTCAGCCAATGTCAAATTCATTTCTTCAACCTCGTTTCTATCAACTCAGGCAGTGCCTTTTGTGCATATTCCTCAACAGGTTTAATATGCACAAATGCTTTTACTCTGCCCTTACCGCCTTTCTTTGCGTGACCGTATTCCAGCAGGTGCGTCAAGTAGTAATATTTTTTGTTACGCACAATCACACGTTTGTTGCCCGATTTAGCATATACTGTTTCGGCTTTCCAGCTTTCGGCATATTTACCTGTGCGACGTGGTGATGTGGTTTTCAGCTTTTCGACACACTGGTCTGCGACCTCGTCAATACAGCCGTCAACTATCTTTGCGGTTTCTTCGCTGTATTCTTTTAGGTCATCAGCGACCTGTTTCGCCAGTTTGCTGACATCAATCTCAACCGATTTCATCAGTTATCACCGCCAAAACGTTCAGCCGTCAACTCAATGGCTGTTCCTGTGACATATGTGCGTATGATACGATACTCCCGACCGTTATAGAATAACATATCTTCATCATCATAGTCATAGTAATCTGCCATTTTGATTTTCAGCGTGGGTTGAAACCCTGCTTGTGCGGCGCTATAAAATTCAGAACGTGAAATTGATGATACCTGACAGAACACTTCTTTAGCATTCTCCCAGTCAACGACCTTTTCTTGATTTCCTATCTCGTCTGAAACTATCTTTGCTTTGGCGATTTTTACAACATCATTGAACATCGTTAAATCCCCTCCGTATAGTCCTCGTTCAGACTTAGTGCGTCTCGCAAACGCTCGTAGTTTTTGCGGAAATCTTCACCTTTGCCGTTGAAATCATACTGCCATTTGACATAGTTTTCGATAGCCTTTTTCAGAATTGCACTGCAATCGTCAGCGTCAAAGGGAACGAACACGCCCACACGCTTTAAGTCTTCCATGCAGGCGTCCACGTTTGACATAATGTCGCTATCTAGCTTGTTATGTGATATCCTCAGCGAATTTTTCAAACTTTCAAGCATTCGTTATGCCCCCTTTATCATCGTGATTACTTGCTCTTTTTTGTGAGCGTTACAAGACTGTTCTTGTCAATGACCTTACCGTCTACCAGCATGACCGCCTTTGTTACCTGGTCTTCGGTGTCATTATCCTCATATCTCTTGACTGTCATCTGGAGATTTGTGTTGAGGATATAGTCCTCAGGACGGAAGAAGAATGCAACGATTGTGTCAGCCGATACAGCGTCCGCATAAGCGTCGATATCGTCAGAGAACACAACAGGTGTGCCAAGGATTGATGGCTGCATATCTCCGTTAAGACCATAGTTGACCCTAGCGATAGGCTGTCCGTTTGTGTCCGTCAGTGCCTGAATGTCGCAGAATGTTGCATAGTTCATGAACATCTTAACGCCTGCTCTGTAGCCTGACGGAATTTTCTTCTTCATATCCCACAGGGTATTGTATGTAATGCCGTTTGCCAGTGCAACGTCCACGTTCTGACCGCTGACAACAGTTTCCTTTGTGATACCCTTTGGCTTGCCAGAGCCGTCGCCCTTGATGATTGCTGTCTCGATAGCGGCGATCATTGCGTCGGCTACCTGGTTAGCAAATACTGTCTCGAAGAAGTCAAGTGATACCACAGAAACTTCAAGTGACATGGAGATAGCACATCTCAGCTTGTAATAGCTGAAAGTGATTGAGCCTGTAGTCTTCTTCTGTGTGTCAGAGCTTGCACCCTCAGCAACCCATGTTGCAACTGGCTTGGCGCTTGAAGTAGGGATTGTCACACCACCCTTGATATTTGTCTTTGTAACCAGTGCATAGATCTGGCCGTGTTCCTCCAGCTTCTCAACGATTCTCTGCATGGTTGTTGACGGAATAACAGCCGCAACGTCAGTGGTCTTTGTGCTCTGTGCCTCGTTCGCAAACTTTGCAGGGATTGGTGTGCCTTCGAGAACGTTGTGCATAAATGCAGTTCTGTACTCGATACTGTCATAAATGTTTGATGTGTGTGTGATCGCATTCTCGCTCATCTTGTTTTCATTCCTTTCAATCAGATCTTTCATAGTTTCTGACGCATGGTCCTTTGTCATAGCGTTCAGATTTGCCTGTGTCTTTGCCGCCTTTTCAGCGTCATTCATCAGCTTTTCAGCTTCCTCAAAATTGCCCTTGTTGATGAGAGCCTGAGCCTTGTCAAGCATTTCCTGTCTTGTCATTTTTATAACCCTCCTTTAGTTTGTCTAGCCTTGCCTGTGCTGTTATCTTTTTATCAGCACGCTCGGCCTTCATTTTTTCGATTACATTCTGCGGTATGATATCGCAGTAGGCCGCCACAAGCTGTGACTTGACGTTCTTGCTTCCTGCAACTTCGTCTATCAATCCCAGCTCAACCGCCTCATCAGCCGTCAGCCATGTTTCCTTATCCATGATTTCCAGTGCCTTTTCCTTTGTCATGCCTGATTTGGTTATGTAGGCATTTGCAATGGTTTCATTGGCTTTCTGCAAATTCTCTGACATCTTGTCCATGTCATGGTAATCACCGCTTGCCACCGATGATACGTTATGCACCATAATCTGTGCCGTCGGTGATATATCTGACCTACCTGCACACGCTATCACACTTGCCGCACTTGCCGCAAGGCCAACAACGTGTATCTTGACGTCACCTGAATATTCACGGATTGCCGAATAGATTTCGGACGCCGCAAAAATATCACCACCGCCAGAGTTGATGTAAATTTCCAACGGCTCGCCTTTTTCAGCCGCAGCAGTTATACCCTTTGAAACCTTTGCAGGAGAAGTGGCGTCAATGTCGAAAAGGTCATAGATCCACTGGTCATCATTCGGAATGATTGTACCTTTGACGTTAACTTTCATCGTTTTCACCTCCCTCGCCGCTGTCTATCTTTGCCGTGTCTAGTCTGACATAGTACTGATCGCCCGAAGGAATGTCAGCCAGATTAAACACGCTTCGGATTTCGTTTGCGTTCATAATGCCTCGGTCAAAGAACTGCACCAAATTCAACTTAGTTGACATCGACGCAGTGCTCAGATTGAACGCTTCAAAAACTATTTTGTTGCCATACCCTCTCTCGATACGGCTGAATAGTTTCCTTGTGAATTCGCTAGCCAGTTCCATTACCACTGGTTCTATCTCTGATTCGTAGTAGGCGTTGTATTGGTCTTCGGTGTAGTTTGATTGCACGATATTTGCGTTTGTGTTAAACAGCGAATAGATACGTTGCGTGGTTTTTTCCATGACCGATGAATTCGGTACATAATCCTTTGCGTCAACTTGCTTTGCGTCCGCCTTACTATCGACCGCCGCAACACCTGTGCCGTTCTGAACGCTCATGAACTGCTCACTAAATTCCTGTGCCTGCTTCTTCAAATCCTCAGGACGCAGGGAACTGGTGAACTTCAACAGCCAGCGAATAATTGACGAATTCTTGATAGCCTTGACAATACCCTGATCTGTAGTTGTTACGATTTCCATTAATGGTGTCAGCGTTTCACTCAGCCGTTCTCCGAAGATATCGTCCTTATAAAAATCACTACGCAGATGAATGATATCTGCATATGGGAACGTATATCTTTGCCCATTGAAAAATGTGAATTTCAAATACAAATCGTTGCCAATATATACGCATTCTGCACTGTCTGCAGGAATAGGATATAACTCTGTAGGATAGCCGTTGCCGTCACGGATAATCAGGATAAATGCGTTGTTGTTCAAACACAACTGCGTTGCGACTTTTTCCAACATTTTCTGCATTGTCATGAATTCATTTGGCTCTTCCAGCAACATTCGCATATATGGTTCAGGGTTTATCTCGATACTGCCGTCACCATTTCGGCTATATGATTTTCTGATATGCTTTGCGGTCAGTTTCCCGATAGCCTTGACCTTTGGGCGAATGCAGGCACGCACCAAGTCTGAATGATAAACGTTGCCGTCCCAGCTATAATAGCCGTTGCCGATTTCCGTCATCATCTTATATCGGGTCACTACCTGTGACCTGTTTTTAAAACGATTTATCAGACCCATTTTTTCACCCCTTTCTGTGCATGATTTTCAAAATTATTTCTTGTTCAATTCTGTTATAATAGCCTTTTCTCTCTCGCTTAGTTGCCATCGTTCTGCTCGCTCTCGTTCTGCTCGCTCTCGTTCTGCTCGCTCTCGTTCTGCTCGCTCTCGTTCTGCTCGCTCTAAACGCATGGCGGCGTAATCCGAGATGAGGTATCCCGACCCGAATATTGCTTTTTTTTGCAAAAGTTGAGCATCAAGGGCACGAACACGAAGGCTTTCAGATTTTCTGATTTCAAAGTCAATGCCAGCCTTTGAAAGTCGATTGATTTCAGCCGCTGTTGCAACGCTTTTCGGGTATTCATACTTCGGCATTGTTTTAGTTTTCTCTTTTCTGCTAGCATCATTACAGCTTTTTAAAATCTTATAAAGGCGTGGGGCGGTGCGAACCCGAATGTCGCTATCATCAAGATTTGTTACAAACGACGTGCTAACGACTGCCCCATTTTCATATGTTACAGCTACACCAACCGGAATTGCTGTACAGTGTTCTGTCGCTCCTGAAAATAGAGTGAGAGCAGGTGCAAACAAAAAAAATTTTATGTTTCTTTCGATATAAAAGCGTAAAATCTTGCTGAGAATGCTGAATGGCGGATTATCAACTACGATCTTACCTGTATAGTCAAACGTTTCATAATCGCCACCGGGATAGAATGGTCTACAAAAAGCATCACGATTTATGCCATATTCTGTGCAGACCCAATCAGCCACGCCATCGTAAATCAGTGGCGGTGTGTAACAGTCATCAGTGGTTTTTTTGGGCTTAAATTTTTCAACGAATTGCTCGTATGTTTCACCTTTCATTTTGTTCCTTCCTTATATCAAACTTTCAAATTCTTCCTGTCGATTATAATAGACCACATATGCGTCTAGCAACGCCGCAAGTCCGTCTATTCTCTGTGTTCGGTCAGATTTCTTACACGGCTGAATGTTGCCGTTGACGTCCGTCTTGACAGCCGTATTCAGAAAACACCATTTGTCAATCGGGTTGTTGTCATAAACGATGTTGTGTCGCTGAAATTCAGCTTTCAGATTCTTCATCGGGTCAGACAACGTGATAACGCCCTGGCGCACAGGTACTAAAACGCCCTTGCCGAACTCTTCTTCAAACGCTTTTATCAGCTCGTCCGAAACGTGCCAAGGGTCATAGCCGATAGCCAAAGGATAGATGTCTTCCTTATCTCTCAGTTCCAAAAACCAGTCTAGGATAACACGCTTGTTGACCTTGTTTCCCTCACACGTCCTCAGCAGACCTTGCGATTTCCACAGTTCATACGGCACACTATCTCGTCCACGTCTGTCGCCCTTTTCAGCGTCAGCGTCAAGAACGGCTTGTGGTATCCAGTACATAGATTTTATATACAACCTATCATCATCAGGCTTTTTGCAGATAGCCTTTGCGGCATTCAGGTCTATATAATCAGCAGCGTCAAAACCGCCAATGAAATATCTGAACGGATAGTCCACGACAGTTTCTTCATTGTTCAGCTCGTCCCATCTCAGCCAGCCGCTTTCGGTATTTTGCGGAAGGTTGAAATCCTTGACCATAACTGTTGCCTTGAAACTAGGATCATCTTTGGCTTTTTGCACCATTTGGCGCAGATAGTCGGTTGATTTTATCGTGCCCAGCCCAGGGTTTGCTTTTATCCAACATTCTTCCTTGTCCCATTCGTCGGGACTATCCAACTCATAGATAAACGGCAGAAACCTGTTATTATTTTCCGTCAGCCGTCCATATAGCAAATTATTTGCATACTCGTATTGGGCGTCAAAAATGCCGCCACGGACGAAGCCGTTTGTTGTAATGCAAAATAAAATGGGCTGCTGTCTAGCGCCCATTGCTTGTTTTATCAAATCATATAGATCTCGATTTTTAATCGCCGCCAATTCGTCGATAACACCGCAGTGAACGTCCAAACCGTCAAGGCTGTTTGAGTTGCTCGCAAGGGCTTTTATAAATCCCATGTTCAATGGGAAGTACAAATCGGCTGCACGTTTGCGAATATGCTTGCTCAGCAATGGCGATTGTTTTATCATTTTATAGCAGGCGTTGAAACCTAGCTTTGCCTGGTCTAGCATTGTGGCGATGTTATATATCTGCGGTGAACCCTCTCCGTCATTGACCAGCATATCATTTTCGACCGCCGCAGTTTCCGTTGTCTTGCCGTTCTTTCGACCTTCGATTATCAGGCATTCGTTATACTGGCGTAGGTTGTTATCGTCAACAAAACCGAATAATGCTTGCAATCTCGCTTTTTGAAAAAGTTCTAACTTCAACGGCTGACCTAGTTTTCCAGACGGCTGCTTACAGAATTTTTCTATAAAATCCGTGTGTCGTGTTGCAATAGCTTCGTCAAAATGAAATTCATCAGGGCTTGCAAATCTGTTCAGCAGCATTTCCGAAACCTTTTTCATTTTTTCACACGCAACGATATTTCCGTCATAAATGCCAGTAAAATATTTTTCAAATTCCGTCAACGCTTTGCACCGCCTAGAAATTCCAACAGTTCGTCGCCCTCAGATTTTTGCAGGCTGTCAAGGATAATATCTTCAACTGTCTTAGCCATTGCATTGTACTTTCCAATCAGTGCTGCATACGCTTTACTTGCTGGGTGCTCTGTCTTGACAGTAAAACCATTGCCGTTTGTTGCTTCGATGATTGCGCCCTCTGCTTTTATCTTTTTCTGATATTCACTAAGCAGATCCTCCATGTACTCCAGCTGATCTAATAGCTTTATGCCCAGTTCTCTTTTAGCTGGTTCACAACTATCCACGGCTTTTCGCAGCTCGCTCAAATTCTTTTTGGTTTTTGCCATTGTCAGATTACACCCCCTTATGCGATTTTATCGTGCGTAAAAAATGACCTTTGCCCCCTCGGTATCTTAGGAAAAATTTCAGTCCAAATTTGAGGGGGGCATGGGCATACCCGATGCGTCAAATTCACATTTTGTTAATTTTTTAGGCGATTTTTGGTAGAAATGACCCTCGAAGTTATCATGACATTTTTTGCATACAAATTCGAGATTGGCATGGTTTAATGATACCTCAGGGTCACGAATGTTTGCTGGTGTCAACAATGTTCGGTGATGAACGATATATCCAGCACGTTCATGACATTCTTCGCAAAGACCGCCGTCGATTAATATACGTTTGTCAATGTAAGATTGGCGACACTTCTTCCATGCCGCTGAGCGGTAAAATGAATATGCAAAGTCTTTCATAGTGCCGCCCCCATAAAATAAAAAAATGCCACACATGGGACACATTGCTAAGAGGTGTGTGTGGCTGATTGGTATCGGTGTCAACATCATCGCAGTATCGACCGATATATCCGCCATAGCTAATGCCATAGCGGAAGTCAGGAGATCTAAAACAAAAAGAAGTAAAAAACATGGAGCAGGTTAAGTGATGGCGCACCGCCCCTGCACATTGCCTGAGGGCTAGCCACTCAGGCGTAAAGTATAAGGTTGGCTTTTATTGAGGAGATAGCCAACTGACCTTTCGCCCTATCGGGCTATTATACAGTATAGCAGATTAATAACTGCATTTCACTGCATTTCACTGCACTCTTTCGGAACGATGATATGTTTCAGGGCTTCGCCGTGAATTTTATAAATTGTTCGTTCTGAATAGTTCATATAGTCAGTGATTCCCATTATGTATTCACCATTTTCTTTGTCGAATTTCCCCACCCAGCGCTGATAAAAAAGATACCGCCTTTCAAGAACTTCTCGCTGATCTGCGTCTGCCACTGCGTCAATGGATTGTTCAATTTGCAAACGTTTGTCAATCAGTATCAGCGCCAGTTCCTGCTGTCTGCGTTCGTATTCTGCTATGCGTTCTATGGTACTTGACATCTTGTCGCCATTGCAACTACCATGACTAGCACCTGCGCTTTCGTATGATATGCCAGCATATTCTAGTTGTGACCGCAGTTTTTTGACCTTGTTTTCAATGATTTTCACACGCCTTTCAATTTTATAGGCGTTCTGCAAATATTCTTTCGCTGTCATTTCAACCGCCTTTCTGCACCCTGTCAGTCATTTCCGTTGATATCAGTTCCGACAGGTCAATGCCGTATGTCTCTTTCAGATAGCTGGCGTTGTTATCGTTGTCAAATTCAGCCGTGTCCATGATGTCAAACGTACTATTTACTGCGTCGATAAATGCACGCAGGCGCTTGCCTTTCCAGCCGTACCACTTATCTAGCGTCCACAAAACAGTCGCCATTATCTGTTCTGTGATATCCTGCATAATTTCGCCTTGCAGTTCGCTATATCTTTTTTGCATTTCCTTTGCGACCTCTTTCTTAATGTCGCTTTGTTTGACGATGTTCGTTCGTGCTTTCATGGCATTTCACCAGCTTTCAGAAATTCAGGGGTGTCAAAAATATTTCCGATAATTTCGCACATATAAAAATCGCTAGGGCATATGTTTGACGTGTCACTTTCTCCGAAAAATCCAGCCTCAGGGTCAAATTTAATTTCAAAAACCTTTTTGTCAATATGTTTTGAAATGTTTCTGTCGCACAGGCAGAGATCCCCCTCAAAAATCTTATTGCCGTTCACGTCTGTCAATCCTGTGTACTGACCGACAGTTTCAGGGTCAACCGAATATGTTATCGGGATTGTGTCAACAAACTGTTTGTCATTGGAATCATCGATTACCAGATTGTCGCAAATAATGTGTTCAAAATCAGCACCCTTGCCCTTGAAATATGGACGCTTTCTGACAACGTAATACCCACTTACCCATTCGTCATTGGCAATGCGCTTGCCACGAAATAATATTTCACGCATCGTTGATTACCTCCAAATCAATATTCTCACACAATTATAACACTACGCTTCGTTGCCAACTTGTCTGTGTGGTTTTCCTGGTATCCACACCTGTTCCCTACAAGCAAAGCAAATGCCATCGTCTTTCCATTCGCCGTTTCCATATTTGCAAGTCTCGCACATGGGCATTGCTATCATTTTTGCTCCGCATGACGGACAGAAGTCTGTGATACTTCTTGCATCTGTACTCTGCCCACGGCGGTATCTTGCAAACGGCATCCACATACCGCAATGTGTACATTGTGGCGTGTCATAATCATATACTCTCCATTCAGCCATTCCGATAACCTCAATCCATTCTTGCTCCGCAAAGTGGACAATAAATCGGGAACGTATCGCCGCATATTTCTTCTAAATCGCTTGCATAATATTCTGTTTTACATTCACTACATCTTGTACAGCCGTTTTCATACATTAATTCTGTGCTTTCCCACTTTCCGTGCCTTGCTTCCTGCACGTCTGCGGTAGGTTGTTCGTTGATTATATCAGCGATGCTGCTGTTATCACCCAGAATGCCTGTTATGCCTTTTTTGTATATCGGCATACACGCCGCCGATAGTTCGTTAATCAGATTGTCTGCGTCGATATATTTTGTCATCTTTATACCTCCAAATCATCAAATGTCAGCTGGTTGAAATCTTCGCCTAGCCACCAGCGAAAAACGTCTTGGCCTGTTTGCCATGACATTTTAGCATCTTTTCCAAGCTGCTTTTTACGTTCTAGCATTCTATCAAATGCCGTTATATAATTTTGTTTGTATTTCGGATATCGTTCAAATTCAACGTATCTATGTTTTCCTGCCATAGGACAGCCAATGCAACCTATACGATTAAAACCGCATTCATACAGCGGATTTGATTTGCAACCATAGTAGCCCAAAAAATCCCACACTTCGTCGTCAGACCAATCGACTATAGGGTTTACCATAGTTTTCGTAGTGCGATAGCAGTGTTCAACCAACCTACGATTTTTGTCATTATCATCATTAAAAATGATTCCGCCCTGATACGTTTGTTGATATTCTGTGCCTATTTCATCAGCTATTTTCATCGTTGATTTAGGTTTCCCGATAATTTTAACAACGTCCGCTGATTCTCTGCGACGTCCACTTTCAGACCACCTAACGCCAGTAATAACAACACGTCCTGTGCCGCCACGTTCTTTTAATTCGCTACAGCAATAACGTGCAATGCGTGTCGGTGGCATTAGCTTCTTGACAATCAGATTCCACATTGTAATGTGATTGCCGTTCTTGTCATACGCCTTGTCAATTCTGACATCTGGCAGAGATTGAACATATCTAACAGTTTCGGGCGCATCAATGGTTGTCAGATTATGTACTGCTTCAAACTTAACTCCAGCAAGTTGTGCCAAGACTTTGATACAATCGCTATCTTTTCCACCGCTATACGCTAAATAATATCCGTCCGCAGGTTCAAACGCTTTCAGACGTTCGATAGCCTTTTGTTCTTTTGCACTATCCATATAGCCTCCTAAAAAGTTACTGTCACATTCAACACTGCCGCCGCTATCCAGTAGACGGCTTTCTTGTAATCCTTTTGCACGGCGTATATAATTGCCGCTCCCACGTCCAGCAAAATCAGCAGAAGCGGAAAAATGTATTCGGGTTTGATTTTTACCATGTTATTCCTCCTCACTTCCCCATTGTTCAGCCATTGCTTGTGCTATGCCTGAAAATGTTTTGGATTTTGTCTTGCTGTCACGAAACGGCATTCCGCAGTTTGTGCGCGCAGTGCCGTCCGACTTTTTGCTACCGCCTGACACCCATGAACATATGGGTTTAACAACATTTGTCGGTGTCAATTTAGGCAGATTTTTCAGCCACAAACACGTTTTCTTACTGTATGGGTGTCCGTATTCATACGGCTGTATAATCTGCGTGTATTTTGGCAATCGATATACTCCAGACGGGATTGGATTTTCAACAGCTATTTTTTCAACAGGTGCATGAATAAATTTCAGGAAAAATTCTTTTGCGTCTTGTCCATTTTCAAATCTTTCAAGATCAATGTATCTTTTTTCATTAATTTTTTTGTACAGCCGTACTGCCCCTGCGTTGCTAAGATATGTGCACGGTGGGTGAGCTATCAGCAAATCCCATTTGCCAATCGTGTGTGCCTGTCCGTCGCAAGTTGTGAAGTTTGCATTGCCGTTGATAACGGCCAGAGCATCGCCTAAGATATGCCACTCAGGGTGACCGCCTGAACACATCTGAATGTCGCAGCTGTATGCTTCGTGCCCTTTTGCACGAAATGCCTTGCAGACCTCTTGTGACTCTTCGCACGCTATTAATACCTTCATTTTATCCCTCCTCAAACTCAGGACACTCAGTCACAGTATATGAATGCAACGTGCCTTTCTGCCCTTCGTAAACCCTATGACCGCGCGTCTTCCAACCGGCAACAGGTTGTCTGTCCATCGACCAGCTGCACCCTGTTATCTGTTCACCTGTCAGCTTGTCACTCTTTGGCACTGCGTGTTTGCAGTACCAACAAAGCGTCGTAGCAGCACTGCATTTCACAGCCTCTATCTTGTCCTTGAACACTTCGCAGATAGTGTGCTGATAGTTGACTACTCTCGGGCAAAGTCCCTGTCTCACACCATATTTACACAGCCCATATTTTCCGTTCTTTCTGCCGCAGTTGTCAGGTGACTTCTCGAAATATTTGCAGCTGGTGCAGAATTTATTGTTACCCATGCTCTTCGTCCTCCTCATACGGACCTAGCCCTGACAGCACATCGAACATATGCTTGATAAATTCTATCAGCTCTTCACGGCTTTTCTTTTCAAATTCCGCATAAGGTCTGATGAATTTTTCCATTTCACGCATAACACGTACACTGTCATTGAATGCCGCTATCACGTTTTCGTTAGGTTCGCTCCGCTTTATCTGCTTGTCCAGTTTCTGTGTCAAGGCGCTCTTGGCTTTTGCTGCCTGCTCTGCAGGAATGTTGTTCAGTGTGGCGGTTTTGTACAGATAGTACATAGCCAGCCAATATATCTCATCAAAAATATTGCTATCGTTCGGTAGTTCTTCACCACGATATGCTAGCTTGTCAATCTCTGTTCTTTCCATTTGTACACCTCGTCAGCAAGCCCCACAAAGGCTTTTTGCATTTTTTGTTTCGCCGTTCAGAATGTCGCAAACCTTTTGTGCAATTTCTGTTGTTGGAAAATAAACGCATGGTTTTCTATCCGCAGCAAGACAACCACCAACATAGTATGTACTGTCTTTCGTACCATAAAAAACGTAGTATTTTCTTGCATTGTCCTGCCAATCAGGTACATAGTCAGGACAATAGGTATCGTGTAACCTTTCCAGTTTCAGTAAAAGGTTGATTTTATCAGCAACTTCTTCGGCACGTTTTCTTGTGTGGAAATAGTTGTTGTTTTCAAAAGATGCTTTATCCAAAAAATGATCTGTTTCTAGTGTGTAGACAGCTCCAAAACGAGCCGTATTGAATTTACCTATGCAGTAGTATTCCTGTCCGTTTCCAACTCGCTTGAACTCTGGCTCTTCCTCGACCTTTGGAATTTCAATTCCTTTCAATCTTGCATAGGCGATAGCAACACCTGTGTCATAGTCAAATGTATCTTGTGGGTGACATTTTGCAATAGCGGATTTAACGGCTGTTGTGTCATAAACAATAACCACGTCACTGCAACCACTGTACGCAATCGCCTGCTTATCTTTTTGAAAATCTCTGTATGTCTTTTTGACCCACTGTTTAAATTCTTTCTTGTTCATTTTTTATTCCTCCTCATTTTTTTAGAACGGCGGCAAATCTTCGTCCTCAGCCGTGTCAACATCTTTGAAGCAGCCGTAGATCCTGCCCCATTCAGCATTGTTACAGCCGATACGTTTACAAATCTGGCTGTAGGCGACCTTGATGTTGTCTGCCACGTTGCCTGTCAATCGGTTTTTTACAATGGCAATTTTGCTTTGAAAATCGTCTTTGTCGTCGTCGCTATTTTTGCTATATGTTAAAACCAAATCAACTCTATTTGTGATGTCGCCCGAACCGCTGACACTATCCGCATTCAGTTCAATGCCGTCGGCGGTTTTGCGTGGGTGCGCTATCAGTATGATAGCTACGTTATATTTAACCGCTATGTATTTAACGGCGTTTACAAAATCGGACTGCGCCCGATACAATTCTTTGCTGAGGTCAACGTCCAGTGCCGTCATGAGGTTGTCAATTAGTATCAGTTTGACATTAAATCTGCGGATAGCCGTTTCAATCGTACCCAACAATGATATCTTGCCGTCACGTTTCGCATTATCGCCGTCAAGTTTAATTTCAGCCGTCACAGCCGTGTTGTCAAATATGTACGCCCTATCATCATACCAGCGGTTGATTTTATCGACCACATCATCAGGAATGTCATAGGTCTCGTCACCATATTCGTTAACCGAACGCAAGACGTTTTGTTTTCCTGCAATTTGGAGATCCAGCCAGCGTTTGAAATGGTAGTCAGGCAATTCGCCCGAATAAACGAAAATCGAATACGGATTGCCGTCAAGGTCTGATTGGTCTAGTGCATTTGCAATTATCTGTGACGCCAGCGTTGATTTACCCTCGCCACGCTTGCCCGTGATAACCACTACCTGCCCCATATAGATACCGCCGATATATCGGTCAACATCGTATATGCCAGTTCTGATATGCTCCTGCTTATCCAGATTTACCGCCTTGACCTGCGATAATTTTTTGACAGCCGTGACAGGTATTTCTTCGGCGTTGTTCACAGCGTCGCATATCGCTTTACAGCCGTATTTCTGTAGGATTGCATTTGCGTCCTTTTCGCCCAAATAGTCTTGTGCCCTGACAACTTTCAATTTTTTGTGTGGAAATGACGTAGTAAACTGGTCAACAAGTGTTACATGGCCGTGTTCATGGTCTCCGAAAATTACAATTTCGTCGAAGCTGTCAACGAAATCATAGCAGAACGGCACCCATGTTTTATTGCTCTGTCCGCCTGGTACAGATACCACATTATCTATCTGACAATCTGCCACCGACAGACTATCAATCTGTCCCTCCGTGACTATCAGCCTATCATGCTTTTCCGTGCATCGGTTCATTCCAAACAATATCGGTTTTGTGTTCTTTTCAAACCACTCTTTTTGATTGTCTCTGCCCTTGACAAAATCTGTCTTGCGGTATTTGACCGAAGTCAACACGTTGTTTTCATCAAAAAATGGAAACATCAGCAGATTGTCACGTTTATCGCCGACAGTGATATTGTATTTTCGTGTGGTGATCTCCGAAATTCCCCTTGACCGCAGGTATTCAACCGCCTTGTCACGGGTGACTATCTTCACTGGCGGTAACGTGCGGTATTTCTTTTTCTGTTCATCGTCAAATTCCAACGGATAGTTGAAATCTCTTGCAAGCTGTACGAAATGACCTGTCATGCCACAACTGCTACGAAAACACTTGAATGCTCCCGTGTCAAGATTTACAGAAAATGTATCTTTGTCATGACCGCCCCCATTGCAGTACGGACAGTATTTGAAATACAGCTCACGCCCCTTGCGGTGCGTTTCTGCATTTAATGCCACAGCCAGACCGACCACATCATCATCACGCATTGTATATCCCATGTTTTTTCACCTCACTCAAAAATCTGTCCTGCCTGGATTGTCCGTCCGTCTGCCGTTTGTGTGCGCTGCGGGAGCAGCATATATTTCTTTATCTTTGTTATACTTTGTTGCTTTCTTTTCATTGGTGCCCTTAGCCTGCCCACAGCCTGCCCCTTGCCTGCCCTTAGCCTGCCCGACACTCTGCCGCTTGTCTTGATATTTGTCATAGCAAACCACGGTATAAACGCTATATCGTGGATATTTTGAGACTGCCACTTCCCCTGTCTCAATTAGATGTTTTATTGCTGTCCTTACGCTTTTTATTGACAAACCCGTGCTTTTGGCAATGCTTGGATAACTTGTAGCTATCTGCCCACGCTGAATTGTGATGTTTTCAAAATCATGCGGTTCATAATTTGCCTGCAAAATCAGATATAAAAACACTACCAATGTGTTCGGTTCACGAAACCAACGCCATGTGCATATTTTTCGTTCTAGTGTTATAAATCCATTTTCTAGCATTTAATCACCACCCAATTTCTGAAGATAATCTCGCAAAGCGTAGTATAGTATCGCTTTTATCAGTGTGCCACTCTCTTGTTTCCGACACGCTATGATCGTAATGTTATATCGTGCCTGCCATGAACAGAACGTTGCCAATAGTGCCTTCGGTGGCATTTTACTGCGGTAGTTGTGTAGCAGGATATTTTCCCACAATCTATCATCTTCGACCATTAAAAACACCTTTGCATGGTCTTCAACCGACCGTTTGAATTCACGGTCAAAACGCTCTCGCCCTTTCGTGAAATTGCCCACGATTTCGTCCAAATTCGCCTTGCGCTCAATAACAACGCTCTGAGCAAGGCTTACAGGCTCGCTATTAGGTTTTACGGCTTCGCAAGTATAATCACCATAGTTTAATTTGTGTTGCGTATATGGCGTTTCTGTGGCTTTTAGAGCCTTTTCAATATGTCCCCACTTTTGCTCTCGGCTATCAACGACAACCGAGAACGTTTTAAGTGTGGCGTCAATATCCTGTCTCTTATACACATCTGACGCTGCCGACGATAAGGC